CCTGGACCACTGCCCTCCGGCACATCGCCGTCTGGTCCTCGACCAACTTCATCGCCGATCTGATCTCGACGTTGCCGTGGCACACCTATCGGGAGACGGCGGCGCAGCCGGTGAAAGACCCGGTCGGCAACCCACTCATCACAGATCCCGACCCGGGCTGGGTTACTCCGATCGGGTGGCGCCGTCAGGCCCTCGTGTCGCTGTTGATGCGTGGCAACGCCTTCGGTCTGATCCTCGCCCGTGACGGGGCTTGGCCGTCGCAGATCAGGATGACCCACCCTGACGACTGGTCTGTCACCAGACGGGGCAAGCTGGAACAGCCACGCTGGCGGTACGACAACAACGACGTTACCCCGGTCGAAATGTGGCGGGTCACCGGCTACGAAACCCCGGGCTCTCCGATCGGGATGTCCCCGATCTCCTACATCGCTCAGAACATCGGGCTTGGTCTCGCCGCTCAACGGTTCGGGGCGCAATGGTTCGACGAAGGCGCCGTGCCGGGGTCGGTGCTGATCAACGAGCAGAAGATCGACGAACCGATCGCCAAAGAAGCGAAGCGTCGCTGGATGGAAGCGGGCAACTCCCGGGAGCCCCGCACGTTGGGCAACGGTTGGAAGTATCAGCAGATCAGCGTCGCCGCCGACGAATCCCAATTCTTGGAGACGATCCAGGCGAACGGGGCGATGATCGCCACCATGTTCGGACTCCGACCCGAAGACATCGGCTTCTCAGTCTCCGGCGCCTCCGTCACCTACAGCAACGTTGAACAGCAACAGATCGCCCGTCTGGTCTACCCGGTCCACGGGTGGGTCCGCCGCCTCGAAGACGCCCTGTCATCTGCCATGCCACGACCCCAATACGCCCGGGCCAACGTCGACGCCCTTCTCCGGGTCGACCTGGCCACCAGGTACAAGGCGCACGACTCGGCCATCCGGGGCGGGTGGAAGAACCGCAACGAAGTCCGCGAGCTTGAAGAGTTGGCCCCGATCGAAGGCGGCGAAGAGCATCTGTGGCCGCCGTATGCAACATCGCTGACCGGGAAGGAACCTGATGCCTGACCTCCGACAACTCCCAGTAGAAGTCCTCGAACGTCTCGCCGCCGCGCAGAAAGAGCGCGGTCTAGGCGAGGGGGATGACCCGATCCCAGGCGTCGATGCGGTGATCAACTACAAAGGCCGAACGTTTCGCTTAGAGGAACGGCGCAGCCCGGTTGAGGTACGTCAAGCGGCGGACGGGTCGCCGATCATAGAGGGTTACGCCTGTGCGACAGGCGTCTGGTATGACGTCTATGGCGGGCCTCCCTGGGGCTGGGAGGAGATGGTCGAAAGAGGAGCCTTCAAACGTTCCTTGGAACGCAAAGACGATGTCCGCCTCTTGATTAATCACGACGGTCTTGCCATCGCCCGGACCAAATCAGGCACCCTTACCCAGACCGAAGACAAGATCGGGTTGCACATCGTCACTCCTAGTGGCATCGACATGGCCAACCCCAAGGTGCAAGAACTCGTATCTGGGATGCAGCGGGGAGATACCGACGAGATGTCGTTCTCGTTCAAGATCGACGTCGACGCCGAAGGCAAGCGGCTGGAGCGGTGGAACAAGGACTTCACCAAGCGCTGGATTTCCGGGATATGGCAGTACGACTCAGCCATCGTCACCTATCCGGCCAACCTGGCCACCCACGTCATCGTCAAAACCGAAGACATAGAAGCCGAGACGGGGGGGATGCCACTCGAACTGGCCCTCGCCCTCGCCGCCTCACTCTGAACCTTTCCGTCTCACCTGCGCGCTGAGACAACCCGCTCCCCTGCGGCGGAGCACGAAACCCAACCCCCTGCGGCGGGTTCCACCTCCCACGAAGGAGATCGCAATGACCCTTGTAGAGATCATGCGCGCCAAGGTCGAAGAGTTGGCCAAGAAGCGCGCCGACCAGAACACCCTCCGCGGTGAGAAGAAGGCCGCCCTCGACTCGCTGAACGACGGAGTTCAGAAGCGTGGCGCCTCCGCCCTCACCGAAGACGAATCAACCCGCCTCTCAGCCATCATGGCCGAGATCAAGACGATCGACGCCGACCTCGTTTCCCTCGACGAGCAGCGGACCAAGGCTGAGGCCGAGCTGGCCGAGTTCACCGAGGCCGAGACCAAAGCGAAGGCGGCCGAGGCGAGAGCCAAGCAGTTCGCCCCGCCCAAGCCGGGCGCACCCCACGTCGAGATCAACACGGAGAACGAACGGACCTACACCCGCAACGCCGAACGGCGTGGCGTCTCGTTCCTCCGCGACCTCGTCAACCGGATGCAGGACCCGATCGCCAACGATCGGCTTCTCCAGCATCAGCGGGAAGCGACCGTCGCCGGCGAAGTCGAAACTCGTGACGTCGGCACCGGTGCCTTTACCGGTCTCGTCGTCCCGCAGTACCTGACCGAGCTGGTCGCACCGCTGCGCCGGGCCGGTCGTCCCACCGCCGACATCTGCAACATCCACGAACTGCCCGAAGACGGGATGACGGTCAACATCTCCCGGATCACCACTGGCACCGCCGCCGCCATCCAGGCGACGGAGAACGCCGCGGTCCAGGAGACCGACGCCGACGACACCCTGTTGACGGTCAACGTGCGGACCATCGCCGGTCAGCAGGACGTCTCCCGTCAGGCGATCGACCGTGGCACCGGCATCGACCAGATCATCATCGCCGACCTGGTGAGGGCGTACAACACGACGTTGGACAGCCAGATCATCAACGCCGACGGAACCTCCGGCACCCATCTGGGGATCCGGTCGACCACGTCGATCGTGGCGGTGACCTGGACCGACGCCTCCCCGACCGCGGCCGAGCTGTACCCCAAGCTGGCCGACGTCATCCAGCAGATCCAGTCCGGGGTGTTCATGGGTGTCAGCCACTTTGTGGTGCATCCCCGCCGCTGGTGGTGGATCGCCTCACAACTGTCGTCGACGTTCCCGCTGCTCCAGTTCCCCGGCACCGCCCCCCAAGTTGCGGGCAACCTGGGCGACACGTCCTACGAGTCGTCCGGCCGCAACATCCTGGGCATCCCGGTCGTATTGGATGGGAACATCCCGACCAACCTGGGCACCAACGAGGACGTCATCCTGGGCGTGACCGCCGCCGAGCTGCACCTGTGGGAGGACCCCAACGCGCCGCTCCTGATCCGGGCGGAGCAGACCGCCGCCGGCAACCTGTCGGTCAAGCTGGTCGTCTACGGGTACTCCGCCTTCTCGGCGGGCAGCTACCCCGGCGCCCACGGAGCCCTCACCGGTTCCGGTCTGATCCTCCCCGTCTTCTAGAGCCAACAACCCTGACGGGTAGCCCCGGTCCCTTGCCGGGGCTACCCCACCCCTTCCGTGGCTCTTGAAAGGAGCAGTCGATGACGAAACAGAACGGTCCCTACTACGACGAGAACTATCTCCGTCAGGGATCACCAACCAACACGACGTTCGCCGAAACGATCCCACGCATCCAGGCCACGCTCGGGACGATCGTCCTGCCCGCAACCGGGGTAGAACTGGCAGTGGGCATCCCCCTCCAATTCGGAGATGTGGTAGCCAACCTGTCGTTCATCATCGGCGCCACCGCCGCGGTCACCCCGACCGCCGGCTATGTGGCGTTGCGATCACCGGCCGGGGCGCTGCTGGCCCAATCGGCCGACTTCGCCACCACGGCGAGAGCGGCCAACACGGCCTACACGGTGGCGATGACCGCCGCCTACCTGGTCTCCACTCCGGGCCTGTACTACGCCTGCATCTCGTTCACCGCCGGCACCATCCCCACGGCACACGGCATGAACCTGGGCAACGCCGTAGTCGCCGGTGCGGTCATCACCGGTGTGCCGATCCTGGCCCAGTCGCACGGCGCGGCGGTAGGTGCGGTCGCCCCGGCGACTATCGCCACCCCGACCACCGTCGCCACCGTCCCCTACCTGATCGCCACCTAGGAGGTTGCCATGAGTGAAGCAATCAGAGCGGCGTTGGAACGGGAACTCCACGGCTACGAGATACGCGGGTTGAAAGACCGGGCCGCTCAGGTCCGCGCCCAACTCGCCAAACTCGACCCGGCCACCGGGCCGGTCGAGGTCGCAGTGGCAGGACCGGAAGAGACCCGGGGCAAACTCGCCGCTACGAGGAAAACCAGGACGGGGAGGTAGCCCATGGCGCTCGGTATGAACGTCACCCTTCGGAACAACCAACTCGACGAGTGGACTACCCGCGCCGGGGCGTCCGCACTGCTCCGTATCTACCAGGGGACCAGACCTGCGACTGGTGGCACCGCCACGACGCTGCTGGCCGAGTTGACCTGTAACGCCACCTTCGCCGCCGCCGCCGCTTCCGGGGTGCTGACCCTCAACGCGATCACCGCCGACTCTTCGGCGAACGCGACGGACACAGCCACCTGGTTTCGGATCGTCCAATCGGACGGCACCACCCATGTGACGGACGGCAACGTGGGAACTTCAGGCTCTGACCTGAACTTCAACACGGTGTCGATCGTCGCCGGCGCCTCAGTGTCGGTGACGTCGTTCACGATCACGATGGGTAATCCGTGATGGGCGGTGTGGCGTCGCAAGACGAAATGGTTATGGAGGCGTACGGGGAGGTCACCCCTCCCCCCGACCTCGCCACCCTTCTAACCAAGATCAGAGGGGCAGCCACCATGAAGCAGCCTTTGGAGCTGTCGCCTGGTGAGTTGCGGGTCCTCGTCAACCTGCTCGACGCTGACGGATGAGCACACCCGAAGGCGAACGGATCAGGGCTGACCTTGCCCTACTCGAAGCCGACCTGGCCGAGAAGACGGCGGAGGTCGCGTCTCTTACCGCGGCCAACGCCGACCTGAAAGCCCAACTGGTCGAATGCCAGGAAGGTTCCCCGCCCGCACCCGAACCCGGATCGTGGGTGCCGCCGATGAAAGCAGTCCAAGTCTCCTACGACTGGGGTGAGCCCGACATCACGTTGAACCCGGGGGTGTCCATCCGTGACGCCTTCCTGGCCGGGAAACGGAACATCCGGCTGCTGTCCGGCGACTACGGGTCGCAGGCTCTCGGTGTCATGCCTGCCACGAAGGTCCATTGCGATGTGTACCGGGGGGCCAAATTCGCTAACGGTTCGACAGCCTTTGCGCTGCCTGCCGCGGGGATGGTGGTCGGCGGGATGCAGGTCGAGAATTATCCGATGCACAACACGAAAGAGGGCGGGGCGATGCTCGCCTCCGACGGTGTGGCGAATCAGTGGTTCATCAACATGGCGGTCGGCAAATCGAAGAACAACGCCTACTCGATCAAAGGGTCCAAGTCGGGCATCCGCGGCGGCGAGATCTACGAAATCGCACGGTACGGCTGGGCCGGTGGTGGGACTGACAACGTCTTCGAGGACATCTTCGGCAAGACGATCGGCACACTCGCCCCAGAGAAGTCCGACGTCGGGATGACCAAGACCGTCCACTCCCAGCGCCATACCGTCCGCAGGATCTGCGGGATCGACGTTCGCTGGAACGGGGTCTGGTTCGACATCGGAAACGACCCGGCGCTGATCGAAGACATCTTCTTCGACGGTGTTGGTCGGGCCTCGCTCTTCATCGAGGTTTCCTACGGCGGAGAGAATCAGACCGGCGACTGGAAGACCTGGCGTATCCGCCGGGTCGGTGGCGCCAACCCGCTCAACGTCGTCCGCTCAACCGAAACTGGCACCATCTTGCCCGCCGTCGTGCAAATCTCCGCCACCTCAGACCTGCTAGTCGAAGATGTCTACGGGACCGGCTGGCGATACGGCGTCTCGTTGCTCAACCCGCAGGCCCACAAGCAGATCACGGGCGAGATCGGCACAGCCGACCGTTCCCGGCTCGGCCTCCAAAACATCACCATCGTCGGCCAGAACACACCGGGCACTATCCAGGCGGTGGCCGCGTTGACCGGGCGGGCTCATCTCGACTTCCCCGACATGAAACAGCCGACCGGGATCAAATGGGTCGACCGCAAGTCAAACCCGGGCGACAAGTTCCGAGACTTCTCAGGCTTCGTCACCGAGGCCACCTTCAACTCCCGATACGCCGCCTAGCGGCCTCACTCAAGGAGACCCCCCGATGAAACGTGCCCTTCTCTTCACCGCGCTCGTCCTCACCCTGATCTTGCCTTTGCCCGCCGTGTCGGCCCCCGACGTCTACACCATCACCCTCTCCAACCTCGACACCGGCGAGTTGTGGTGGAACGCCCCCTACGACCGCACCCTTTCAACCGGGGTGGGTTGGACCGACGGGGACCGGGCCGGATATAAATGCGCCTACGGGTTCCTGCTGCGCAACGGTCAAGTGGTAGGACGGTTCACCTTCACCCGCATCCCCGAAGCCGCCGCCTACACCCGGATCAACGACAAGTACATGCTGGAAGGGTCACGGCATTACACCACCGGCAACCTGAGCTCGCGACGCAACCCGGTGTCGCAGTCCGAATGTCCAGCCCCGGCCGAGTCCTACGCCCCGTTCGCAGGTTCTCAACTGCCGACCATCCAGTTCAGGCAAGGCACCACAGTCCTCGAAGTCCGCAACTACAAAACCCTCGACGTCCATGACGATGTGACCTTCCAACAGATTTCGAAGACGAACAAACGGGTCGTCGTCGTGGCCTACGTGGACGGGCTCCCTGCCATCGCCATCTACTACGACGCCTTCTCCAACGTAACGATGTCCTCCGACCTGTGAGGACCCGCCCGCGGAACCGCCCTCGACCTGACCCTACCCCGCCGATTGGAGAAGCTATGACGCTGCCCGGTGGGCTCACACAGTCTGACGTGGTCGCCTGGTATGCGGCTCGCCTCGACCCCGGCGCTGCGGACGGGGCGGCGGTGGCGGTCCTCCCCGACGTCTCCGGCAACGGGCAGGACATCAGCCAGGGAACCGCCTCGAAGAGGTTCACCCACCGGGCCAACCATTACGGCGACCTCTCCACATGGGAAGCAAACCTTTCCGTCTACAAGAGACAGTGGGGCTTCAACGTCGTCGAGCCGTTCACCATCGTCGCGGTGGTCGAACTGACCGGCCCGATGACGACCGACTATTGCATCTTTGACGGATACGTCCGCAAGCAGAAGCACATGACCGGGATCGCCAACGCCAACCCTGACCTGTTCGTCATGGAGCAGGAAGGGATCGGCCAGCACATTTACGGCGGCGCCCCTCAACAGAACACGCTCTACGTCCTCCGCGCCGAATACGCCTCCGTCGACCGCCTCTATGTGAACGGGACGTTGACGGTGGAAGGCGACGCCGGCGGCGACTTTTCGATCGGGGCGACGATCGCCTGCCGGTCAAACGAGGAACGCCACTTCATCGGTTTCTACTCGGAATGGGGGATGGTCACCAACGCCGATCTGGTCGCCGATGTCGAAGCGGAGCTGCTCACGATCCACGGGGTTTGAATGGATATTCCGACTTGCGACCCGGGCGTGGTCATCGTCGCTCAGGGTCCGGCGATGGTCCGCTACCGGAACGCTGCCAGCGAATG